GGTGCGGGCAGCGAATTGGATGTGTGTGATTGGAAAATTTTAAGGGGTGTCGTGGTCGTAGGGCAAAAGGAGGGTAATAAATGGTCAAGAAGGCAGAGAAAGTGGCACAAAAGGCAAAACAGGTGGGAATAAACGTGCAACACGAGGTTAAGTGGGTGAATGTTCGGGATTTACAGCCAGCACCGTATAATCCTCGGGAGATTTCAAACGAGGCTCTGGCTGGGTTGCGCATGAGCTTACGTAAGTTCGGGGACGTACAATTCTTAATTGTGAATAAGCGTAATATGCGCGTGATCAGCGGGCACCAGCGGTTAAAGGTGTACATTGCTGAAGGCGTGGAAAAAGTGCAGGCGGTGATGGTTGATGTAGATGAGGTGCAGGAAATGGCCATGAACCTGGAGATGAACAACACTCAGATAATGGGCCACTGGACGGTAGCACTTGGGAAAGTATTAGATAAGATGAAAGAGCAAATAGATGAGGAAGAGTTTCTCGGACTTAAATTGCGGGAGCTGGAAAAAGAAGCAGAAGCGTTAGGATATGAAAACTTGGGTGCTGGGAATAAGTTGCCCGATGATGTGCCGTCAATACCGAAAAAGGCAAAAACGAAACGCGGGGATTTATGGATCTTGGGCAACCATAGACTGATGTGCGGAGACTCAACATTAAGCGATGATGTCGCAAGTCTAATGGGGGGGGGCACTTGCGAATATTATGAACACTGATCCACCTTATCTTGTGAACTATACCGGTCTTTGCCGGCCACAAACAAAAGGGGTTAAATCAGGGGGGAAAGATTGGTCTCATGTTTATCACGAAGTAGATATAAAAAATGCGCAGGAATTCTTTAGCGGTTTTCTAAATGAAGCACTTAAAATATTAAACAAAAAAAGCTTAATATATATCTGGCATGCGCATAAAAGATATCCACTATTGGAAGAGGTATGTAAAGCATCGGGGGTTTTGCCTCATCAACAGATTGTATGGGTGAAACCAGCTGCTATAACCACGTTTTCATTCTTTGCATGGAAACATGAGAATTGTTTGCTTTGTTGGCGTAAGGGAGAGAGACCAAAGCCGATTGGAAAATTGAAAAATGTTGGTTCGGTTTGGTATATCGAATACATCGGTTCGGATGGGGAAAATGTACAAGAACCAATCATTGATGTGTGGGAGAAAGACTGGGAGGGGAAAAAGCGGGCACCGTCAACGAAAATGGGGCATCCTACATGTAAGCCGGTGGGGGTGTTTACGCTGCCGATAAGATTAACCACGAAGCCAGGGGATATATGTTACGAGCCGTTTTGCGGATCCGGGTCGCAGTTGATCGCTGCGGAGATGACCGGCCGGAGATGTTACGCAATGGAAATTGAGCCAGTGTTTGTGGACCAGTCTGTGCGACGGTGGGAGGAGTTTACGGGAAAGAAGGCGGAATTGAAAAAGAAGAAGGTGGAGTTTTAGATTTTACAATTATAGCCAAAGCAATCCACAAACTAATCAAGGGGAAATTAGGGATATGAAAGAAAAAATAAGAAAAGAAGTTAAATTGTTTGCAAAAGCTATGGAATTTAAGCTGAAAAAGAATGACCACAAAGGTGGATGGAAACAAAGCGAAGACTGTACTGGTTGTGATTTTATATTCTTAGAGAATAAACTTAATGAAGAAATGCAAGAATTTATGACGGCATTTTATAACAGAAGTAATCGTATGTTGAATGAAGCAGCAGATGTAGCAAATATACTTATGATGATTTGTGATGTTGCAGGAAGATTAAAATAGCAATTTACAAACTAATCAAGGAAAGGATGTGGGTATGAGTAATTGTTGCAATCCAAATAACCCTTGTAAAAAGTGCCGAGACTCCAGAGAGAAACTATTGACTCTTGTCAACGCTTATTTAGATATCAAAGGGTTTCCAGAGGAGAAAAAAGTGCAGGAAATTACAAGTATCAATTCTTGCACGAGTGCGATTTTGAATTAAAAAGCAAAAAGGGAAAATTTTATTTTCAATGTAAAATTTGTGGGGAAAAGAGCCGGAAGCGGAGAAAAAAAAGGGGAAGGTTATGGATATTATAAAACAAACAGAAAGATATATAAAAGTGATTAAACAAACAAATCAAGACGGGACAACATACAATGGATATAAATATAAAGAATCCGATGAAATAAATGACTTTGATGGAAAAGCCCAATATAATAATAAGGGGTTTTACGGATGGGCTTTGGGGTATGGGCTGGGCGATGGGAAAAATGTAAATATTTTCAACAAATTTGCGATATTAGAAGTTGACAAAAACCAAGGAGCGGTGCAAATAGATACAAAGCTGAAGTTTAAAGCCTATAAATTGATTAAATGGTGCTCTTTTACAGAGGCGGTTACATCGCTAATACCGGATTTTATTTCTGCGTGCATGAAAAGGAAAAAACAAAGCGGGGATTATTCCAGTGCCGGGCAAAGCGGGGATTATTCCAGTGTCGGACAAAGCGGTAATTGTTGTAGTGCCGGGCAAAGCGGGTATTATTCCAGTGTCGGGCAAAGCGGTAATTATTCCAGTGTCGGGCAAAGCGGTAATTATTCCAGTGTCGGGCAAAGCGGGTATCGTTCCAGTGCCGGGCAAAGCGGTAATTGTTCCAGTGTCGGGCAAAGCGGGAATTGTTCCAGTGTCGGGCAAAGCGGAAAATATTCCAGTGTCGGGCAAAGCGGGGATTATTCCAGTGTCGGGCAAAACGGGTATTGTTCTAGTGTCGGGCAAAGCGGGGATTGTTCCAGTGTCGGGCAAAGCGGGGATTGTTCCAGTGTCGGGCAAAGCGGGGATTGTTGTAGTGTCGGGCAAAGCGGGGATCGTTGTAGTGTTGGGCAAAGCGGGGATTGGTCTGCTTGTGCAATAACCGGTGAGGAATGTACTGTTGACACGCACAAGGGCTGTATTGCAGTATCCGCAAAAAAAGTGTATTGGATATTAAGAAAAGAGAGTTGCTTGGTTCAATGGTGGAGAGAGGAAGATAAAAGCAAGATGAAATTTTTTAAAGCCTCTACCGTAATGAGGGAATTAGAATTAAAAGACGGAGATAAGGTTGTTATTTATAAAGGTATTGTTTACAGGTAAAATCTATACTACATTACCAACATTTGGAAAACCTCTAACACCACACAAATTAAGTGTAAACAATCCCACGATAGAGAAGGGGAGGACTAAATGAGCTTAGAAACCTTAGTAACTAATTTAAAAGGGCATTTAAAAATGGGGGGGGTTGAGATGAAAATACTAATAGTTATTTTATTTGTAATTACTATTTGTGGCTATTTTTATTATTCAAATAAGGTTAAAGATTTAGAATATAGTATTGAACTTAAAGAAGCTTCACCTATTATTATGAATAATACAATTATTGAGTTTTACGACGGAAGAATATATTTATACCCGAAAGAAGGATTTGAATATATAGACCCAATAACTTGGGGGCAGCCGAAGAAAAAATAAAAAGAATTTTGAATTCATTGTGAGCGGAGGAACCTTCATTTGTCAGGCACGAAAAAGAAAAAGCGGAAGAAAAAAACGGAGAATAAACGGCCGGAAGCAAGGCCGCGCCCGGCCGCGAATGCGAAGCTGCTGGAGCTGGCGAAAAAAAAGCGGCAGATCTATCTACTGACCAAGCTGCAGGAAAACAAACCGCTATCGGCGCAGGAGCTTAAAGAGCTGGCGGCTATCGAGAAAGGCACAATAGATGTGCCCCTGGGCTGTGTGTCTTCGCAGGGGGATATCGCCTCAGTGTTTAACGTCCGGCTGCGGACCATACAGCGCTGGGTGGCGGACGGAATGCCGATACGCGAGGATGGGTATTACTCTGTCTTGGATATCGAACGATGGAGAGCCCAAACACAAAAAGGCACCCAGATAAACAAAGAAAAAGAGGACTGGGAAACGAAAATAAAAAAGCAAAAAGCGCAGCTGCAGGAAATCGAGCTTAAAAAAGCGCTGGGCGAGTATGTGCCCCTGGCGGACGTGGAAAAAGGGCGGGTGGAAAGAGTCATTATGGTCAAAAGGGCGCTGTTTCAGCTGCCGAAACTATGCGCGCAGCGGTGCCAGGGTATGAAGCCGCAGGAAATCGAAGCAATTGTCAGGGAGTATGTCGAGGATATATGCAATAAGTTCGCGCAATAGTATATTACTAATAAGTACATAACAGGGGAAGTGAATTACGGCGTTTGTCAACCGCCGTTTTTTTTATTTATGAAAGAAATAAAACCGGATGAAAGAATAATTAAAAGCGTCAAAACGAAGTGGTCACGCGCGGAAAAAAAAGCCTGGCGCATGCCGGCGAAAATATCAGTCAGCGAGTGGGCGGATAATAATATAATACTCGGACAAGGATCGGCCGAACCCGGGCAATGGCGGACTTCGCGCACCCCGTACCTGAAAGGCGTAATGGACGCGTTTAGCGATGATTACGTACGCGTGATCACGCTGATGTTCTGCACGCAGGTGGGGAAAACATCAGCAATGCTGAATATGCTCGCGTACGCCGTGGACCAGGACCCAGGCCCCGCATTGTGGGTGCATCCGGACAAAGACCTGGTGCGCGAGTTTTGCGAAGAGCGCATTATGCCGCAGCTCCGGCTTTCTCCGGAAACGGCAAAGCATATCAGCACGCATAAAGACGCGATGACGAAAAAAGGCATCAAGCTTGACAGAATGCGGCTGTACCTCGGCTGGGCAGGAAGCCCGGCAGTTTTATCTTCCAGGGCGGTGAAGTATGTTTTTAACGACGAAATAGATAAGTACCCGAAGTTCTCAGGAAGAGAAGCCAGCCCCGTTAAGCTGTCGACAGAACGCACTAAAACATACTGGAATTATAAATCGGTCAGGGCCTCTACCCCAACGTCAATAGAAGGATCTATTAATAAGGATTTTGAAAAGTCCGACAAACGCACTTTTCATATCCCCTGCCCCTACTGCGGCAAATACCAGCAGTTGATTTTTTCGCAAGTCAAATGGCCGAAAGACGAACGGAACCCGGAAAAGATAATCCAGAACCAGCTGGCCAGGTACGAATGCGTCAAATGCAAAAAACGGTTTACGAATACGGAAAAATTGCGGCAGATGCAGAAAGGCGTCTGGTGCCCGGAAGGGTGCGAAGTTAACGGCAAGGGAGAACTCACCGGCGATTTGCCGGCCGCAACGCATATCGGGTTCCATTTAAGCGCCCTGTACGCGCCATGGATGGGGGTTACGCTATCTCATGTGGCCGCGGAATTCCTTTCCTCAAAAGATGACCCCGAGGACTTGATGAATTTCGTTAATTCCTGGCTGGCAGAGCCGTGGGCAGAAAAAATTACGGAAACAGAAGAAGATGAAATTAAAGCGCGGGCCGGCGAGCACTTGGAAGGAGAAGTGCCGGACAGGGCGATAATTCTTACGGCCGCCGTAGATGTGCAGAAGGACCACTTCTGGATTGCTATACGCGCGTGGGGGCTAATGGGCGAGTCTTGGCTGGTCAGGGTATGCAGAGTGGAATCGTGGATGGATGTGGCAGCAGTGGTCCTGGAAACGGAATACCCCTGCCAGCATAATCCGCGGAAAACATTCGAGGTGAGGATGGCAAACATCGATTCTAAATACCGTACAGACGAAGTGTACGCATTCTGTAAAGAGCACAGTGAACGCACGCGAGCGATCGCGGGGCGGGAATCGCTGCGGGGCATACCCTATTACCGCAAACAAATCGAACGCGCTCCCAAAACCGGCAAAGTAATTAAGGGCGGAGTGGGACTGTGGCATATCGATACTACATACTACAAGGATAAATTGAGCCGGCTGATCAGCGCGGAAGGAAACGCGCAGAAATGGCATTTGTTCTTTAACCCGCCGGACTGGTATGTCAGCCAAATGACGGCCGAGCATAAAGTGGTAGAAAGAAAGGGGAGCGCGGTGAAACATGTATGGCGGCTGAAAACACAAAGCAGAGCTAACCACTCCTGGGATTTGGAAGTTTATAATGTGGCGGCCGCGGATATGATGAGACTGTTCTACCTGCGTAAAGGCGGGAAAATAAAACATCAGCCGAGTAAGCCGCAGGCAACAAGCTTTATCACGGCCGACGACAACTGGATATCGGGAACGGAAGGTTGGATATGAGCGGAGACTGGATAGAAAATACAGATAATTGGCTTGACGGCATCGGCGGCCAGGGAAGAAACGGAGCGCAAAACCACAAACGCAAGTACCGGGCACGCTCGATTAAGGTGGTGTGGTATACAAAAATACGATGCCCTTACTGCGGGTCGGATGATACACGCGTTTATGGAACGAGTATTCCCATTAGATATCATAAGTGTAACGCCTGCCGGCGTAAATTCATAAGCAAAGAAAAAAACTGAAATTGTATCGGGAAATTCCACAGAATAGAAAGAATTGATTGATTTGCGGCATATATATGATATATTTTAAGTAGGATAGATTTATAAGAAAAGGCGTTTTTTAAAAGGCGTTTCCGAGAAATCGGAGGCGCCTTTTTTTGTTTGTTAAAAACAAATACCAAGAGAATAAACGGAAGGCAGGGACGCATGGGGCTGTTTGATTTGCTGAACGCGAAGATAAAAATAGAATTTCCGGGCAGCAGCAATAACGGTAAATACGTTAAAAAAGAGGAATGCCGCGTAACGCGGAACGAAATAAAAAAAGACCTCAAATGCCACATCGATAAAAGATTAATCTCTCTTGACAACAATATCCGGTCGTATATCCAGGGAGTGGAGTCGAACTTTAATAAGCGCGTCGAGGATACGCACAGGCTTATCGAAACTATCGAAAGGTTCATATTAAAAAATGGCGGATGACAATTTTAAGCAGTTATATGAGAAGGTTGATAAAGTCAGGCATAAGCTCAACGATCTGGCGGTAAAAATCAATTGGGATTCGCGGAATAATATTACGGTTTTGAGCGAATGCAATGACCTGATACTGGAATTAGTACGGGAAGTGGAGAAAAAACAAAAGATCATCAAAGTATTAAGAGAGAAGGCCAATAACATAAAGGAGAGCGCGAGCGATAGCGCGGAGTAAAAATGAAAAGGCTAATTTTAACGTTGATGATATTTTTGATAATTTTAACAATTTTAATATCACTAATTACTGTTAATTGTTTTGGCGCGGAATTTTTAATATTAGCCCGTCCGCATTGGTATGACCGAATAAGCGATGAGGAAAAAACCGCCCGCGAACTTGACGCCGCGGAATTTGAAAGCAGATATGTTATCGGCGATATCGTGGATGTCTTTCCTGACGGGCGGCTGGGACAATATGCCGACGCTAACGGCACGTTTTATGTCGTGCGGGTAAAGGGGTTGAGCGTGGAAGAAGGCAAAAAATATATCGAAGCCTGGAAAAAAGAAACCGTTATCGGCTCGACAACCGTTGAGGAAACAGTGCGGCGAAGAAAGTACCGGCTGCCGGTAGAAAACCTGCCGTCGAAACTGAAAAAGGAATTAAAAGACTACCATGTAACCGTTAACTGGGAAGATATAAAAGATTATATATTAAACAAGGTGAATTCATTATGAAAAAGATTGTCATTTTTATACTTTTGATGTTGATACCGGTGCGGGGGTTCGCGGCAGAGGTAGTAAGATATGTTAATTGTTCGTCTGCGGGCGGAAACGGCACGACAAACAACGAAAGCGGGGCGGATGCCGCGTACGCGTCTTTAAGCGCCTGGGAAGCAGCAGAGGAAACCGACCTTGTTACTGATGGCGATACTCATAAGGTATATTGCGACGACGGGTCGAGCCATGCCGCCGATACAACAGCGGTAACGATTGACGGGTGGACTACTGATAGTGATAATGATATTACTATTGAAGGAGATAATACAACTGGTAAGTGGGATACAAATTATTATAGGATAGATACCACAGGGGCAGTTACTCCTTTAAGCTGTGATTCTGTATTTATAACAGTAAACAATATACAACTTGGCAGTACAAATACAAGTGGTACAACAAGGCACGGACTTGCGTTTTGGTACAGAGGTGATATGACAGCCAATAATGTTGTCATTAAATTAAATACCACAAATGTGGGGAACGGGGTTTATATTCTAAATAATTCAAGCGGCACACAATCTTATACTCTTAATAATTGTATTATCTATAATGTGGGAGAAAATGCAACTAACGGAATTAGGATTGATAATCTTAATAACGATACAGTTGCTCTTAATAATTGTACTATTTCTGGGTATACTAACGGAGTAGCCGAAGATATAACAGACACAGGATTTACATTAAATGTCTATAATAGTGCAGTATTTAACAACACTGATGATTTTAAAGGAAATAATTTTAGCAGTATTGATTATTGTGCCTCTGACGATGGAGATGGAACTAACGCAGTTGATATAAGCCCTAATGCAACAGAATCAGATGATTGGGCTAATGCTTTTACTAACTATGTTAATGGTGATTTCTCTGTTAAAGATACTTCTTCTGTTTTATACAACGCAGGGACTACAATAGCAAGTGTTACAGACGATATTATAGGGACATCAAGGCCGCAGTCAACAGATTATGATATCGGGGCTTTTGAATATCAGAGCGGGGCTCCAAGCACAATAAGAATAAATATAACGGCTGTGGGCATCGGCACGGGCATCGGAACAGGGCTTAGATGATGGGCAAAGCATTTCAAGGAGAAAGGGCCCAGGATGGGGAGGAATGTTAGCATGAAAAAACTTTTTTCGTTTTTGATTATGTTGTCAATGTTGATGATTTATACTGTCAACGCCCAGGCGATCGAAGCCGTCCGCCAAAAAAACACGGCAACCTATATCGTTTTCCCCTTAATCGACAGCTCGGATGACGTGTCTTATAAATCGTCAGCAGCTTCTCTTGACTCTGAAATCGACGCTTTCGCGGACGGTTCGGCACCGGACGGGTTTGTCGACTGCACAAACGAAGCCACAGAAATCGGAAGTACCGGCGTTTATTACCTTTCCCTTACGCAAACGGAAATGAACAATGACTATATCATTATCCAGGTTAAGGCGAGCGATGCCAATACTCAGGCTATCTTAATAAGAACGATGATTGGCGACGCCGCGAATTTGGCAACTACGGACGACGGCGGGGCTATAAACGTAACTGCCGGGAAAATCGACGAGGTGAATAAATTAACGGAATTCGATGAGGATAACACGGCAATCGATATCGACAGCACAACATTGGGGACGGTCAATACGCTGACAGGGCATACGCCGCAAACAGGGGACTCTTACGCGATCGTAAATTCCGGGACTTACGGCAACAGTGTAATCGAAGGACTGGTAGACGATTTGGAAACCAGGTTGACCGTGGCCAGGGCAGGATATCTGGACAAGCTGAACGTTACAGGCACGCTGGCAAACAGCGACGATGCGGCAACATATAAAGCGGCCGGCTTTTCAACACATTCGGCCGCGGATGTCCTGAATGTCGACATTTCCGCTTATTCCGGCGCCGGATATGCCGGAACTTATATAAAAAGAATATATGATAAGCTGCCAGCTAATTACATTATGGGGGCCGGCGGGCAGTCTGACAAGGATGATGACATTGACGCAATTTTGGCGGATACCGCGGCTATGGACACCAGTTCGGAATTAAGAACTTTGTTGGCCGGCAGTGACACTGCTTTATCTACTGTTACAACCGCACAGGTTAATTCCGAGGTGGATACGGCTTTGGCTGATATCGGATTAGACCATTTAATTAATTCTGCTTTGCCGGCGGGGGTTTCTACTGACGTGGCTTTAGGCAGCGTTTTTGGGGAACTGCTCGACGACGGCACAGCGTGGAGTTACGACCGGGCGACCGACTCCCTGGAAGCGATCCGGGACAGGGGAGACTCGGACTGGATAACGTCCGCGTTGGCAGCCTCTGACATTTGGGGATACGGAACAAGAACGCTGACAGCTTTCGGATTTACCGCTGACGCGAACCTAACGCAGATACTGGGCTCGGCGTTGACCGAAACGAATACGCTTGCCGACGCATTTTCTTACTTTTTCGACGTGGCTGCCCCGTCGAAAACGATTAACGATTGCGGGGTGGCCGGGTCAGGGCTGACAGCACAAGAGGTCTGGGAATATGATATTTCTGCGATTTCCATAGGGGGATATGCCGGGGATTACCTGAACAATCTGCCGAACGATCCCGCGGATGACAGCGATATCGACAGTCAGTTATCCGCGATCCAGACTGACCTTGATAACCCCTCACAATATAAAGCGGCCGGCTTTATGCCGGACTCAGAGGACGGCAGTTCGTTTACGGCCATACCCTGGAACGCGGCGTGGGACGCGGAAGCCGAAAGCGAAGCAATAGACGCATTGAATATATACGGCCCGCCGACAAAAACAGAGCTCGATACCGCTGTTGCCGATGTCAGCGTGGATGAATTGCAGGCTTCCGCCTTGGCGGATTTATTTAATACTAACAGCGGCGACGATTATGATACGGCCGCCGCCGGGTCGGTTGTCAAGGAAATCGCCGATAATGCCGGCGTATCGGGAGCCAAAGATTTCACCGACAATGAGGCTACGGCAATAAAAGCGGTTCTAGGCGTGGGAGACGACGACGCGACACCGAATGATGTTACATCGGGAATACTCGATGCTATCCGCGACTTAATTAAAAGGCTGAGGAGATAAAATGGATCTTAATAAAACCGATATCTATTATCCGCAGTACCAGGAGCCGACAGGCGATGTGTCAGCAGTAGCGTTTGGAATTATCCGGCTTTCAGACGGTAAAATGTACGATTTCAGCGGCGGAGAATGGAAATCAAGCGGGTGGGCCACGCAGTACCAGGCGATGACGGAAAGCCAAAACGGGTTGTGGATTTACACCCCTGGTTGGACAACACCGAATACAAAGGCGATATATAAAGTACAGCTGAAAATTACGGATCCATCGGGATCGTATTACACCGATGGGGACCTGCTTAATGTCACGGATATCGTGCAGCAGGTGGTATCAACAACATCAACTCCTTCGACTACACAGGAAAGGCTTAACGCCGTGCGCGCGGCAATTAACGCGATAATTACGGGCGGGGCAGTGCAGTCATACCAGGTCGACGGCGTGAATATAAATAAATTCTCCCTGACTGAGCTGATGGAACTCGAGGACAGGCTGAAACGGCAGCTGGCCGCGGGGCAAACCAGGAAAACGTACGTACAATTTGAGGACCCTTGATATGAGAGAAATAAAAACAGGAAAACCCCTGCACGACAAATTATCTAAAACAATCGACGGAATAATCGGCATATTCAGCCCCAAGGCGGCGTTTGCCCGCAAACGGTACCGGCTGGCGTCGTACATGACGGACAAATTCTCTTCGCATTACCGCGGCGCGGCAAAAGATAGAGTAAAAAGTTCCTGGGTCCCCGGGGACTATTCCGCGGACGAGGTTATATTAAACGACCTGCCGGACCTGCGCGAACGTTCCCGGGACTTGGTGCGGAACGACCCTTACGCGGGCGGGGCCATAAATACTATCGTTACCAACGATATCGGCACCGGCATAAAAATGCAGAGCCGCGTGGACGGGAAAGCAGTAGGGCTTACACCAAAGCAGGTGCGCGAAGTACGCAAGGTGATTGAGGCGGAGTTTAACGCCTGGGCGCAAAAATCGGATGCAGGGGACCGCCTGAACTTTTCAGAAATACAGGCGATGATCGACCGCAATACCCTGGTTAACGGCGAAGCGCTGGTCATGCGCATTTTAATCGACCGCAAACACAAGCCGTACTCGCTGTGCTACCAGATGATCGAGTCCGACCGCATGGATACGCCTTCCGGCGAGCACGCTAATAAGTATATCCGCAAGGGCGTGAAAATCGGCAAGACCTACGGAGAGCCGATATCTTATTATATCCGCAAAGCGCATCCAGGGACGTATATCTTCGGGGATACAACGAAAAAAAACGATTTTCTCGAAATACCTAAATACGATAAATACGGGCATATCAATATGTTCCATTTGTACTGGGTGGAACGGCCGGGACAGTCGCGCGGGGTGCCGATATTGGCGCCGGTTATCGACGCGTTCCGCAATTTGGGGCTTTATATGGAAGCGGAGCTGATGACCGCGCGCATCGGAGCGTGCATTTCCATGATAATCGAAACGCCGGAAATCGAGGAATCAATGGTTGACGGCACGGACGATACAAATTCGTCCGGAGACAAAATTACAAAAATGAAGCCGGCGGGAATAGTCAGGCTGCACCCCGGAGAGAAAATGCAGCAGTTTAAGCCGGAGCGCCCGGGCATGACATTCGACCCTTTTGTGGACAGAGTGCTGCAGTCAGTTTGCGCCTCATTAAACTTGCCTTATGAGCTGGTGCTTAAGGATTTCCGCAAGTCAAACTATTCCAGCGCAAGGTCCGCTCTTTTAGAGGCCCGTAGGTATTTCCGCATGCGCCAGCAGTGGCTGGTAAATAAGTTCTGCCAGCCGGCGTACAGGCAGTGGATGGAAGAAGCGGTAATGCGGGGACGCATACCGCATTTGTCCATGAAGCAGTTTATCGATAAGTTATACCTGTGGACAGCGGCAAAATGGATCGCTCCGGGCTGGGAGTGGGTGGACCCGGTGAAAGACGCGACCGCGACAAAAATCGGGCTCGAGAATAAAATAATGACCCACGCGGACGTGTACGCGTCGCGCGGCGAGGACTGGGAAGAAGGGTTCGAGCAGATAGCTGTGGAGCAGGAGCGCAAGAAAGAGCTGGGGATCGACAGCGGGCAGCCGCGGGAGGAAAACAATGCCGGCAGTAAAAATAATAATGATGTAATCGATGATCTGGGCAACGATAAAACCGGCGATGAGGAGGAGGAGGAGGA